AATGTATATCATCATTGATGCGTAAAATTCACCCGTATCTTTCAATGTGTAAGGCTCCCCCGCCCGTTTTTCAGGATTCATCATTTCGGTAAATTCAGAGTAATAACCGATAATGTCGCCATCTGAATCGATACCTTTTTCGAATAATTGATCTTGACGAATGAGGTCTAAAATTGACTTACGGAAATCAGGATCATCGAACGCTTTGCGCCAAAAATATTCTGCGGTAAGCATGTACTGCGCCCTGTTCAATAATGGTCCCAATAACGTATCCATAAGCCCCATGGCAGTGATTTTGTATGTTGTTTACACCCCTCTCGCATTGTTGGCTCACATGGCATCCGAAACTTCTCTAACTTTATGACACGCAATGTGCCAAAGGTATGAAAGTCGCTCAGACGTGAAAAAAAATGCCTTCTCGTGCGTCTGCAATAATACGAATTTTTGGCAAAAAAATAGGGCATATTCCGAAAAATACACCCCATTTTTGATGGTAACCGCTGTGAAAAATTATACTGCGGTAAAGGTAATCGAGCCTGTGAATCCAGCCTTTGTTACACTTAAAGTATACGAGTCACCCGTAACGAAAGAAGCCAATACTACGTACTCGCCATCGTTAGGTTCGGACACTGCGGTGATAACAAATGGTGCGGCATTCGTGTTATCATAAAGGTCGAAATCAGCCAATAATGCACCCTTAAATTTCAACGGATTCAATGCTGTTCCGTAATCGAAGGTAGCATCAACGGTGATTGACGTGTTAGCAACTTGAACAGGATTGATAAGATTAACATCTAATAGACCTTTCAAATCATTGAAATTCTGAGATGCCTCGTCTGCTGTAACCATCCACAATGTTGACTCGTCAAAATAACGATTCCAGTCGAATGCTAACATGATTTTCTGCACTGTGCTGTCTGTTGCAAACATCAATGTTGGATTCCATGATTGGTTGTCCACAGGAATTGGACGTAAGTCCGTACCTACTTTTGCACCAATCAATGACCCGTTGATGTCAACGATAAACACGCCGAAATCTACGCAACGTCCAGAAGCCAATTTCCCTAAGAATTGTGGTGTTGAGTCATAAGCCCAAAGTTCACCACTGAAGGAACGTTTGCCCTGACGAAGGTATGCCATTCGTCCGCTGTTTGCCTCCTCGAATACCGTCTCTGCTTTTGGCAATTCAACGTTTTCAAACGCTGGTAATGGATACCAACGCTGAGAAGGATCGGTATCGTTAACTAAGTTTGCCCACACAGGCAATGTTGAAGTTAAATCGATTCCGTTATATGCACCCGCATTGTCTTGCAAAGGTACTAAGATAAGTTTGCTTGTCACTGATTGCAGTGGTAAGCAATTTGGTCTACCTGTATTCGATAAACCCATGTCGCAATTACATCCTATAGCCATGTTTTCTCTGTTTTTTTATTGTTTTTTAATTTTTAACATATACAATTTGCCTTGTATTTCACTAATCTAATCCTTAATTCAACCCCACTCAAGTTGGCATCTAATATATTGGCAAACATTCCATCTTTTTGCTCTGACCCAAACCTACTAAATGTCACTAATTCGTAACTATCGTAACGGGCAAATGATGCGTCGTTGTCGATTACGTTCAGAAACTCTTGACATAGTTTTTCCATTGGGTACATAACAAGGTTTCGATGGTCTGCTGTGTAGTATTGAGCCATGTTCGTTTGGTCAAGAAAGAATATTCTTAAATCACACTCCCAATCGTTAACACTTTCAATGCCGAATTTGCGCATTTTTATGACCTCTAAGAGCCATATCAAAGGCAACTTGTTAGATATGTTGGGTGAACTGATAGTCCACTCTCTATTTGCAGATATTTGCGTCCCTGTAACCCACTCAACAGAAGGCAAAGTAATGATGCCTTCCAAATCGTTGTTGTTTGCGGGATCAACTGCTACCCATTTCACCCATTCGTCGTACTCAATTTCTGTGATACGATACAGGTCGTTGTTTGCATCAGCAACTACTTGCCCGACTCGCATCCATTTTGTATTACAAATGTTCGTCCTGTCGTTTACTGAGTCATAAACCCCCTCAACATCAGGACTGATTGTTGTAGCAACTTGCTTAATAACTGCTGAGATTTCCTTTGTCATATCCAGTACGCATAAAGTTTTTCACGACCATTGTATTTGGTGATGTCACCAATACCCACATAATCAAGTTCATACAAACATGCCCCATCCCCATCGTTGGGCAACGCGAAAACGTCACCGACTTTGTACCCTTCTCCATCGTTTGTTGATTGAACTTGAATTAGTGTTACTTCCCCATTCTGAACACTTGCTACGGTGAAGTCAGCATCTTGGTTACCCGCGTCAATAGTAAGGACATCCAACACTGCATATCCCGCACCCCCATCTGCGATGGTGTATGACAGGACTCCACCCGCTCCATCATCTTGGATATTCACTAAGCACCCGTTGCCCGATCCACCCGTAGTTGGAACTTGGGTTGCTGTTGTGTATCCAGAGCCTGTTGCACCCGCTGTTGTGGTCATTATTTCACCAATACCATTGGCAACGTATGCAACTTTAAGCCCTGTTCCTGTAATGATAGACGTTGCTGAATCAATGTCCAATGTCGCGTCGTCATTTCCATCGTCTATGGTAACCACATCACCCGCCACATATCCTGTACCACCATCGACAATCGTAATGGAAGCCACCCCGCCCGATCCATCATCCACGTAGTCAATCAGCATCCCTGTTCCGCTACCTCCGATAACAGGTACTCCATTGTTAGTGGTGTAGCCCGTACCGACCGCGTTTACACTTGCTGTTAGCACCCTACCTGAAACAGGTACTGCATTGGCGAAGCCTGTTGTGCCGTAACCCGTACCTTGATTGGTAATGGTAATTTCACCATCGATTGCTTGACCCATCGGCATGTCATTCCAAAACAGGAAAATGTAATCACGTATTGCGGTAAACGTCTTGATGCTGTCGTTGTAACGTGCATACATCATTGTGTTTAACGTCGTTGTTTGACGTGATAATTCACTGCGACTGATAGTGTTGCCAAATGGTGTCATCGTGTTTGACAGATCCTTGACGTATTCAAAGTAAATGAAGCCCAATAACATTTCCTTTAAGCCTTCAGAAATCAGCATCCGAAACAAGTAAACATCAACGGAAAACGGATTGTAGAAGAATAGGAAATTAGGTGATTTGGGAACGTTCTGATTGGTTAAATCAGATATGAAATCATTGTACAAGGTAACCCCAAATAACTCCTTGAGGTATTGCGGTTCGTACTTGTCAATGTATGCTTGTAACTTACCCGCATCGTAGATGCCTGTATGCACTTCATACTTGTTCACGAAATCACCTATTGTCACTATCATTATTTACTTTTTTAGTTTTGCACTTCCTTTGCGAAGGAAAATTTTAAGCAATTCTCCAGTGACTTTCCAAATGGTTCCCTTGGGAAGCCTTTTGTCAGCACCTGTTGCTATGATTTCGTATTCCTTCTTGTCGTCAATGTCGATTTCCAAAATGGTCCGCTCGGCATCTTTGGTGAGGCGAATATCAACACGCTCTGTGTCTAATTCTGCTGTTAAACCTTCATCGGTTTTGTGTATTTCAACATCGACCTTCGGTGTATCTAATGACACGTGAAGTTCTTTGTTTTCCGTTTTAGGTTTGCGACCTCGTTTCTTTTGCTCTGCCATGTGAGTGAGATTAAATTGTTAGAATTATAGTGCGGCAATCGCTGTTGATACTACACCCTTAACGAATGCATTCACGTGGTTGTTCTTCACGAAGGAACATAGACGTGCCTCGGCTAAGATTGATACCATGTTACGTGCAAAGTCATCACCTTCGTAACCCACTTGGATGTTCACGTCTTCGCGCATACGCACGTTGAACTTGGTGAAGTCACCAATCAAGAATGTGTCTGGTGTCATGTGTGTAGAAGGCACGATTATTAGTCCTGACAACTGCATGTTTGGTGCTGCACCTACTGCAAAGTTAGGATAAGTGTACTCGCCTTGTGTTGTTTTGCTCAACTCAATTTTAGCAACGTCTTGTGGGTGAAGGACAATGTGCGTAGGTGCAAAGTTTGCCCCTTCGATTTGTGCCTTACCTACTCGTAAAACGTCGATAATTGTTGCGTTGGTAATAGTACCCGCAAAAGTACCCGCTGCCCATGCCGATGCTGCTGTGTAAACCCCGTTCAAGTTTGCTCCTACTCCGTTACCTGTAAGGATACCTGAATCGATGTCTTTTAACACTTCCTCGATGAGGTCATTGTTGATTTCAGTTTGCATAAATGCAAGGTCGGTAATCATTTCTTTTGACACTTTGATGAATCCAGCAATCTTCTTCACTTGGATAGAAACCTCTGTGTACTGAACTTGACCATTTGCTTTGGCAACCGCTTCCAAAACAGGTGCTGTTGTTGATGCAGTCGTCTGTTGGATGTAAGTTACGAACTTGCTTGTTGTTGTCCCTACGTTAGAGATTTCCAAAATGCGTCGAATTGGACGTTGGATGCGGTTAACTTCAGGATCAAGTACAGACAATGCAACTGTTCCTGTGTAGTCGTTGGTCAAATCTGTGTCGGTCTTAACCTCCAATTCAAATTTGTTCCCCTTCTCCAATGTTTCGAGCATGTCGCTGTGCTTCTCAGCAAATTTCATTGCGATTGCTTCGCGCATGTTACGAGCCTTTTTGGTAGTGATTTGTTTTGCTGTTTCTTTCAGCGCATCTAAGTTACCTTCGAATTTAGCAATGGCTGATTCAATGTCAGCACTCTTCTGCTCCAGTGAAGTCAATTTGCTAAGTTCAGATTTGATAGCATTAACCTCCTCAGAAGTCGCCATCCCTTTTGTTTTTTCAGCGAATAGTCCGTTCAATTTTTCGACTACTTGCTCTGGTGTTAAATTTTCCACTTTTATTTTGTTTTATGTTGTGCAGTTACTTGTTGGCGAACTGCTTGACCACTGTATTCCAATCAAAAGAAGGTGTTGGCTCTGACTTGACTGAGTACTCCTTGCGGAATGGCTCGGCTTGTGAGAGTAACATGAATTGATTATTAAGCGATTTTAAGTGCATCTCAAGTGCGTATCCCCTTTCGTCTGAGTAATCACCTGTAGTGAGGGATTTTACGACGTTCTCGATGCGCTTAGATATGTCTATGAGCCTTGATTGTTTATCCTCTGCTGACTTCACCTCCACCACTTGGGTGTATTCGTTTGCCCCAAAGGTAACCGCTGACCCTTCGTATAACTTGACCTCTGTGACCTCGTAGTAACCCCCGCCTTTCAATGTTGGGTTTTCAATGAACTTCACTTTGTCCTGTACGTATTGGAAGCCTATAGAATGTTCACGGATTATTCCCATCTTGTAGTCCTCCCATGCGTCATTGCCCTTGCTTGAAGTGCCTAATTCACCCACTGCAAACAAGCCATATTCATCCTCCTGTAAGGATAACCATTTGCCTATCTGCTGTTCCCAATCGTGATGGCGAAGGAACGCTATCTTGCGATTGCTCGTGCTTGTTGCCCCACGTTCAATGATAGACTTGCTGAATGCTCCTCTGCGGATCACGTCCATGTCGCTATCCATTGCATCGAATTTGCTCAGATAAACTGCTACCTGTCGCTTCATAGAGTCAACATCCTTGATGTCGTCAGAAACCTTTGTATTGTATAATGTGCCTTTCATAAATGTAAAGTTAAATATTTGTTGCAGATGTTTGTGCAACTTGTGTAATTAATTGATTGGCAACGGATGCGTCATACCCATAGTAATTGATGAGAGTCGCGACCGCTACGTCCCTTGTGATTTGACCCGTACCCACCGCTCTGTTCAGAGTAATGATTCCGTCAAGTCCACCAATCGTACCCCGCAACTGAGTCTGTGCATTTTGCAAACCTTCTTGTTGCGCTGTTGCGCGATCAATCGCCTCCAGTTCAATGCCGAATTCATTTGCGTATTGCTGCTTGGAAATGACCCCATCGCGAAGCATGATTGAGTACGTTTCGACCTTGCTCTTTGAAGCCTGTTGTGATAGCAATTCGTCGTCTTGCATTACAGGTAAATGGTCAAATTCCGCTTTGAGATAATACCCCTGTTCGTGTAACCCCCATTGGCGCATGA